GATGGTTCGCAACTTACCTGCTTATCGCATTTATCACATACATAAAGAGGTTTTGTATCAAATCGTATATCAACAAACTGTATATTTTTTTGATTGCAAGGACATACGACGTTTACATAATTTCGATTTTGCTCTCTTAATTGATCTGCTTTTATTACCTCAAGTGACTGCTTCAATCTATTAGTATAAATTTGATTTAATACTAAAAACCCTGTAACCTGCAAAATGGTAGTTAAAGTAAACACGTACCAAAAGTTACTTCTGAATATCAGCCCTATCAACGTGCTTATACTAGCAGTTAGTATAATAGAATATAAAAATTTTGCAAAGCTACTTCTCATCACCCTTTATTATAGACAATGTTTCATCAAAGTCAACTAATAAATGAGCTACTTGCTTGAGATTATTCTCCAATTTTACAATCAATTTTTTACTAGATTTTAGCGTTGGATTTTGGTTAGCTATATCTAAAAGTCTCTGCGCATTTGAAATATTAATAAAAGCATCAGAAATAGCTTCATCTATATTGTTTATAGGGTATAATTTATTACCAGCTTGAGGCTTTAAATCTTCATTCTTATGCTGCAATAAGCTATCTAATCTCATACCTCCCGCGTCAACAGCTGATGTACCTATACCAGCGACTTGTCTTTGAACGTCTGGAATTTCACTATCCTCAAAAATTGCTCGTCTCATGTATATATTTATACTATTTTACATAAATATAAATATGAGTACGTATTTAAAGAGATTTAATAAAATTTTAGAACAAGATGAAGAGCTTTCAGATGCTCAGGCTCTTGATGCTGAACTACAAGATGTAACTGCTGATGAGCTTGGAGCTGATGCACCTGCTGATGTTACATCGTCAATTAACGACCAACAAAGAAAAATGTACGACGAATTAAATAGTTGGATTCAGAAGATGGATGAATTCTCAAGCTACCTTAACGGCACATCTGACAGTATCCAAACATCTCTTAACTCTGCAGAGCCAGATACAATTTTCGATAGTATCTCAAATGCTGAAACTAAAAAAATTGCTAGAGTAGCAATGGAAGTCTCATCACTCAGTGAAATTCTTAAAGGTTATTTAGCAGGTGCTAACGATCCTAAATATAAATTTAACTAATTAATAATATGAAAACAGAACAAGATTTAATATTCGAAAGATATGCTCAAACTAAAATTCTAGCTGAAAATGAATTAGACCCAGAAAGTGGCAGATTAGATGATGATTTAGTACCTGCTAAAACAGAAACAATCGGCGAATTTGATAATTTTATCGACGCTGCTACTAATTTTGCCGAGACAATTGGCGATAAAGAGCTCGAGTTTCTCGTAAAAGGCTTAACGAAGGATAATTTAGGTTCGTTTTTAGGTGTTATACGCGACGAGTACGGTTACCGTGATCAAACACCTATAGAAGATTACGAATCTTAATTATTTTTAATCTCAGTTAAAAGCAATTTAGCTTTAAGACCCGAATATGTATTTTTTAATATGAATTCGGGTCTTATTTTGTCTTTATTACCGATTACACATATATCATTGAAGTCTTTAAACTGCTTTAACTCTTTCGGCCATATAAAAACCTTCTCCCCGCTATCTGCTAGAGATATACTCTTCAACAATGCAGCTTTATCACAGCGTTGATTATCTAGTACATAAATCTTCTCATATAAATTAAGCTTATTAATTTGCTGCTTCTGTAATACAGTAAACATCTTATCGCTTCTCTCTGTAATACCGCAGGTGGCTAAACCATTTTCTACGAAATAGCTATCAATCGGACCCTCAAAGATAAAAACATAATCTAAGTCGGGATTAATATTTTGCATACCATATAAACTTCTTTCAGCGCCTACTTTACTAAGATATTTCGGACGATCGTATAAATCTTTTTTCATTAACCCTCGAGATTGATAGAATATAATATCTCCATTATCATCATAGAAAGGTAAGATTAGTCTATTTTTATGTACTGGGTCTTTTAATGAAATGTAAAACGTTTTCGGTTTATTAATACCTTTATCTAGTTTACGCGTTTTAATTAAGTTTAAAGCTGCTATAACTGCTGCATTATCTTTATAGTATTCTACTTGACTAGGATCAGATAAGTTAATACAATCTTCCGGTAAACTCTTATCTATTAACTTCTTCTCTTCTTTAACCTCTTCGCGAGGCATTTGTATCTCGATATCAAATTCCTTTATCTCATTAATAATAAAATGTAAAGGTTTGTGCGTAACGTCTAAGAGAAAACTTAAAGTCTTCTTGCTGTACCCGCAATTATGGCAGTATGCCAGGTCCTTCTTAGGTATATAGTAGAATCGCTTCTTCTTACCCCAGGAGTCACCCTCTTTACATATAGGACAGCAACCATTATACGAATGACTATACTTATTATACGATATCTTATAGATATTCTCGTATAATACTTGTATGGTATACTGTTCTGGGACGACTATCATATACTAATTATAGTATATTAATAGCGGTAATCAATTTTAATATTAGCCTCTACTTTGAGTTGTAACACTCTTACCTACTACACCATTATAATCAGCAATTACTTCACCTGTTTCCGTATCTTTAATTGATACTAAACCTTTTTTGATAATATGACCGGTTACAGGGTCAGAGAAAACTGCTTGCTCGTAAGTTTTACCTCCCTTATCATAAGAGTTAAAAGTAGGGCGTGATGTCTCACCGGTATATGGTGATCTAATTTGAGTTGGGTTAACAAAGTCGTTAGGATTCATATAATTATTTAAGATAGTAGTTCTAATAATCTATTAGTCTGGAAAAAAGTCGCGTACCATGTAGATTCACTTTTAATAATATTATTAAATTTAAGTTCTTCAACTTTCTGCATAAAAAATGTCCAGTCAGTCTTGAAAGAGCAGTTATCAAGCTGAGATTTTACATATTCAGATTCCTCTCCGCTATCTATAAGAGATACAAGCTGTAAATTAGTCTCAAATAACTTACGTTCATCATCATTAAAATCTACATCACCGTTAAAGTACTTCTCAATCTTCTTCTTGCCGAAACCCTTAATACCCGGTATATTATCACTCTTATCACCTGTTATTGCCTTTACTTTAACAAACTGCTCCTTACTATATTTTAGCTTTTCTTCAAAATTATTTAAATTAAGCTCGAGCTTACGAATTGCATCATATACAACTGTCTTTTCATCAATTAATTGACATAAATCCCTATCTACTGTTATGATTGTATGTCGATCGTGATCGATTTCCTTATCAATAATAGCAATAGCGTCATCTGCTTCATACTCTCTCGGAAAAATAGAAGGTATACCCATCGACTGCAGTAATTCCTTAATTAAATTATTTTTAGTATGAACTTCTCTACCTTTTTCTTTGTCTCTTGTACCCTTATAATCCGGTAAAATTTCTAATCGTTTGTTAGGCTTATAATCAAGCTTCTCATCCCATACACAGTATACCTTATCAGGTTTATACATTTCAATATAGCTCTTTACGCTATTCAAAAACATATAAACATGTAAATATTCTGTCCTATATGGTAGGTTTTTAGCTACATAGTAAACTCTATGTACGAGATTATTTCCATCAATCGTTAATATGTTCATTTTTCTTATATTGAGCTAATATGACTTTTATGACATGTTTAGGTACTTTCTCAACAAACTTTACAAGATCTGTCTTAATACCAGCATCAAAATCTTCCTGTTTAATTTTTAATGTCTTCATGTCTGGTAATGCAAGAAAATTATATCGTTGTTCCTTTTTATCTTGCATAATATATACTATCATCTGACCAGCATAATCACCATGATGAATAGCATATACATCTCCTTGTTTAAGCTTCATACCCATATTCTTTAACTAGTTGTTCTAATTGACTGTCAAAATCAGTATATAAAGGTTCAAAAAATAGTTCTTCTTGAATCTTACTGCTATCTATACTATACCGGAAATCATGACCTAACCGATCTTCAACGAATACCGCACTTTTATCTAAATCCTTATTCATTATCTTGCAGATTTTATCAACTAATTCGATATTTGTAAATTCTAATCCAGACCCGATGTTATATACTTCATTTTTGCCTTTTGTCGCGACTGCCCAAACAGCTAAATTATGATCATACACGTGTATCCACTCGCGGATATTTAAACCTTCACCGTAAATTGGTACTTTCTTATTTTTACTAAGTGATTTTATAATGGTCGGTATGAATTTTTCACTATGCTGATTAGGACCGTAATTATTGCAGCATCGAGTAATACTAATATTGCAATTAAATGTATTAATGTACGCGTTACATAAGAGATCGCTTGATGCCTTACTAGCAGCATATGGAGAACGAGGGTCAATCGGTGTCGACTCAGTAAATGAGGGGTCATTAAACCCTAAATGTCCGTAAACCTCATCAGTTGAAATATGTACCATCTTACCGTATTTTGCATTACGGAAACACTCGAGTAAATTCTGCGTACCCACTACATTAGATTGTATAAAAATAGAGGGATCTTTAATACTATTATCTACATGAGATTCTGCTGCAAAATGGAATATAAAATCAAATTTATCTTCTGCTTCAAATAATCTATCAAGTTTATCTTTATTTACTAAATCAAATTTATACTCTTTATCGCATAAACCAGCTACGTATTCTTTATTAGAAGCGTATCCGTTTTTGTCAAGACATACAATACGATGCTGCGGGAAATTATCTCTAATAAACCGTATAAAATTACCACCTATAAACCCATAACCACCAGTTACTAGAATATTTTTACTACCAATTTTACTGCTTATTTTCATATCCAATTTTATTATTTGTTCTCGTTTGTATAGCTTTTACAAAATTACCGGCATCGAGTAAATCGTCGATAGTACCGCAATCAAACCACGCAGCCCCCTTATCCAATTTATAAATGCTAATATTTTTCTCCGCTATATACTGTTTAATTACATCGACAATTTCGTATTCGCCGCGATCGCTTTTCTTACAATTCTTTGCTTTCTCGACAACTGTATCATCGAAGAAGTATAAACCCGGTATAGCGTAATTACTCGGTGCATTAATAGGTTTTTCAACAACATCAATTAATGTACCATCTTCATCGAAAGCAGCAACTCCGTATGCATTCGGGTTATTAACTTTATACCCAAATATAATATTTTCATCCGGTAAGATATTTGCAAGATCTTCGTTTAAAGTATCGCTATAAAAAATATTATCACCTAAAGCTAATACAACTGAATGACCTGTAATATATTCTTCTGCTAAAATAAATGCTTGCGCTAAACCATTAGGGTCTTCTTGCATTACAATATTACACTTTACTGGTAGATTTAACTTATTAATTAAATGCTTATAATTGTAATACTGATCTGGTTTAATAATAAAGATAATTTCATCTACACCAGCATCTAATACCGTCTGTACCGGGTATAATAGTAGCGGTTTATCGTAAACTGGTAATACTTGCTTCGAGATACTATATGTTAGCGGATACAATCTTGTACCATTACCACCAGCTAAAATTATTCCTTTTCTTGCCATGATTTTGATAAAATAGCGCAGTTAAGTCTAATATAATAATCTTCATCACCAAAATCGAAATTAAAATCTCTTTTAGCTTTACTATTATCTAATACACAATTGCTTCTATTAGCTTTAATTGGTAAATCTTCGTATGGTACAAATTCCCATTTATCGTTTTGTAATCCGTATTCAGTCATAATATCTGTAACTTCTTTTGTCGATAAAGTATTATTATGTACTGCATTGTAAATACCTGGTTTAAAATTCTCTGCAACCGTATCGACAAACTCACATAATTTAACTACATCAGTTTTACTATTTTTAAAGTTAATAATATTATCGTATTTTTTAAGTTTAGAGAGAAGATTTTTATGATCCATCTTACTAGTAACTGGCATTCTAATACGAATAATATTAGTAAAGTCTTTATCTAAAAACATCTCGCTTAAATGTTTTGTTTTACTATAAAAACTAGAATCGGGATTATATATACCAAAATTAGGTTCATCCTCTTCTACATAATCTTTATCGTAACCGGTATATATACAACCAGAACTTACATTAATAAACTTAGCGTCTGTTGCTTTACATTCTTCTTCAATTACTAGCGGTACTGTAATGTTATATAATGTACATGAAGCTTTATTATCTTCACACGCATCAACGTTTGGATATCCTGTATAACCGCATGTATTAACTATGACATCAATTTTATGCGTTTTAATAAATTCCCGAAGACGATACGGTACGTGATACTGATCGTCTGTCTGGTTAAGAAGGTATGTAAGATGGTTATCTGAAAGGTAACTATTAAGATATTTACCAATAAACCCTGATCCGAGTACAGCTATATTCATATAACTATTATATAATATATATGCAGAAAATCAACCATCATGTTTCATAGAAGAGACAAAATATTGCTGCATATAGTGAGATAACGCGTCCGCTTCAAGATCTGTTTTAGCATAAAATATAGGAGCAATCGCATTATCGTCAAAATCATAGCCCATTATAATAAAGCTTTTCATAAATTCAGCGCATGTTGCTATCATTGCATCAATATCTGTATCTGCCCTTTCTTTACTAGATTGCTCCTTGACGATTAGGCGTATTACATCTTGAATTACTTTATCTACCTTTACATCTACTGGTAGTGTAGAGAGAGGCGGAACAGTGCTTGAATTTTCATCATTACACTCGTTCGATTCTAAGGATTCGTCATCCATGTGATTATTTAAGTTTACTAAATGGATTTTTTGATGGATCGTTATTAACTCCTTTAGATATAAGCTCATTAACGATAACTTCGATACTATCTGTCTTAACAAAGAAGCCTCGGTTAAAATTGTTACCACCATCATCTAACTCAAATAATACCTCATTTAGATTATCTTTATTATGATGGCATGTCATATAAACAGATGCATCACCGGGATTAATCATGATCGTCCATCGACGTGGATCGACGGTACTATAGGCGTTGAACATCTTAAATACAACAAAGCCATTATCCTTTAATCTCTTAATAGTATAACCAGCTGTTTTAAGCTTATTACTGATTTTCTTCTCTTTGAGTCTACCGTCTTTGTTTAACATATTAATTAATTAATGCAGATACAACGTAAATCAATGATGTGCTGCCTTTTTTCAGTGCACAGGTAATGATTCCCATATCTTGGTTAACTCTAAAATTAACTTCGCGACTTCCACCAAAACTTAATAACCTAAATGATTCAAAGTTAACTGCGAGGGGTTTTGATAAAGCATTACCTTCATAGGTTTCACTTAACACACATACGAAGTTATCTGTATTATGACGATTCTTATCACCCAACTCTCCGGAGATACCTTCGCCTTCTTGGAAGATGTAAAGCTTAGATGTTTCAGTAGTAAATGAACTACCCTTATATAGCATTCCTAGATCTTTTTCGGTAACTTTAAAGTTAGTATCAAACTCCAGATTATTAATCTTATTAACATTAATATTAGGTAGTTTAATAATACCATCGTCAAGAACATGATATCTAAACTTATACCCGTTCTTACTATAGGAAATATTATTATCGTTTATTGTTATAGATATTTCATTTTCTGGTACAATATCTAATACTCTAATTAGCTTTTTAATATCAGGTATATTTAGAGTAACAGATTCTACTGACCCGATATCAACTTCACATTCTAAATCAGCTCTACATACAACAGTTGAATCGGCTGCTGCAATTGTACACGAGACGTTATTGTTAGTAACCTTAAGAACACACATATCATTTAGATTTGATATAGGTCCGAGAAAGTTAGTAATGAAGTCTTTCTTATTTTTTAGTTTTAAATATGCCATATATTGCCTCAATTATACTAGGTTTCCTCTTTAGAAACAACTTTTTTTCTGGTACTAGATTTTTTTTTTGCTAACACCTCTTTAGCTTCTTGATATGTTTTTACAAAATCCGAATGCACTAAACTTATTTCATCCACTTTTCTATGCAATTTATCTAACCTTGTTAATATTTTTTCGATCAATGTAAATAATTCTTCTTTCTCGTTTACATCGAAACTGAAGGTTAGTTGATTATCATCTTGCTGGGAATGTACATCATTTACCGTCAATGAACCGGGCTGCACCGGTGGGGGAGATACAACCGGTACAGCTTCGACTGGCTGCTGTACCGGTTGAGCTTGAACAGGTGATGTATTTACCGCGGTATTAGCTGCATTAGACTTTACAACATGTTCTAGATGCTGTTTGATACTGTCGCTGCGATTACCGAGCGACGTTGAATTACCAACAATGTTACCGTCTAACTTCTTAACTTCACCGTAGGTATTACCCATGAAGTTAATAAGCACCGCTTTTTCCTCTTCTGGAGTAAGCTTTCTCTCAAAGCTACTCGGTGGGGCCTGTTCTTGATCTTCCATATATATTAGATATCTAGACCGTCAAGTAAATCTTGAATGTCACTATCATCGGTTGAAGCTGTAGTTGTTGCAACAGCTACTGGAACTGGTGCGGCAGTAGCTGGTGCAGATGTAGGTACTGTAACAGGAGCAGGAGCTGCCTCGCTACGTTGCGAGTCGGCATCTTCGCAGAGAATATGCTCATTAACCATCTCTTTAAGTTCATCATAACTCTTAATAGGGAAGATTGAGTTGAGCTCCACACCACTTTTATAGATTTTTTCGTGATCACTTTCTGCAAGACCTTTAATCTCAGTAGGAAAGGTAAACTTTGATGAAACATACGTCGGAAAATCACCTTGCTTCTCAACAATAATTTTAAAGTTAACGCCATCAGGTCCGAGATCAAAGATACGAGGACCTAGATCGCCGGCATCCTCGCCGTCGATTGCACTTGCAATAACTTTATGTAATTGTTTACCGTAACGTAGAACCATAGTTTTACCGTTATTATCCGGATTAACAGGATCATTTACAACATAAACATTAGCAAGCCATTTTTCGGAACGCATAATCTTACTAGCGATCGCCTTTTCTTCATCATTACCTCTATAAAATTTATAGCGGGTTTCTGCAATTGGGTCACGGTCACCGAACGTCTGAGGCGAGATCGCTGCTACATACTGACCTGTAGAAAAGCTATTCCAGCCATGTTGAAAATAATGAAAGAACGTCTTCGACGGATCTGCAGCGAACGGCAGAAGTCGCACCGTATAGGTATTACCCGGTTCAGTACGCAGGATATTGGCATTATTTGATGATTTTCCTTCGTCAGCTGCTAATGCACCGCGAATGGATTCGAACATTGATTTTGTTATATTACTCATGATTTAATTATATTTTATTTTTTTTGTTTTTCAAGATATGTTTTAAACATATCGATATTTTTTTTTGTTTGGTTAGCCGTGTATAGTTTTGTTCTCAAATATTTTATTCGAGCTAATGACGGTGAGAATGTTTGTTTGATATTATAATCTAACAACGTTATTATACTATCAAATTGTGAATAGGCAAATAAAATATACACATTTATCTGTCTGTTTTTTAAATGGGTTAAAAATGCATTATATAGTGCACCGGGCTCCTTATGAGTTATATAATGATTAATGTTTATATTTTGCTGTTTGCAGTAATTACTAATAAAAATAATACTATCTTTTATCTTCTGTAAACAAACTTTACTTCCAGGATTATCGACTAAGAAGTTGTCGTTGTATTTTGTATATACACTAATTGCTTTATAAGAGCAGAAAAAACTTAAATCGAAATGATCATCTCCATATACAAAAAAAGGAGCTTCGAAGAAGCTTTTAATATTGACTTGTTTATGCTTTTTAAAAAATTTACCGAGTTTTACTACAGCTGCATATTCAGGCTTCTGCTCAAAATCTTTAAAGTTTTGACGTATACGGAAGGGCTTATTAACAACAGACCTCGATATCGCTAAATATGTATTGTAAATATTTTTCTCAAATTCATCCACACATCTATAATAGAGGCGTTTTTAACTTATTCAAGTACTTTGTTATATATTTACTTTTTGTAATCGATGGCTCCATATCGATAAATTTTCGAATTGCTGCAAATTCACTATCTTCATGTATATGCTCCATATAAAGTTCGCGAATTTTTTTATTTTCCAATATCTTCAAAAACACTGTTGGGTAATTCATCTTCTTACCGTTTAATAGAGATACTAGAGTGCAAAATGAAAGAAAAGCATGAGCAAATTCTGCTTCCTCGATTTGCTGAGTTGGTGTTTCGACTAACATGGCTGTAAAAGTTTAGTTATATTAATAATTGTATCATTTAATATGCATCCCGCTACATCGGACGTGCCACCACCGGAAGAGAGCTGCTTAGCTAGCTTACCGAGATCGATACCGCAGTTTTTATTCTTTCTCATAAGAACTACGTTTTTTTCAATATTAATTAAAAATATAATATCACCACCATGGTCCTCTAATGCTTTATTAGCAATAGAATGCGGGTTTGCTGAAAAAAAGGCTCCTAAGATATTATAACTCGTACCACCAAGTACAACGCTACCTTTATATAAATCTGACTCTTTAAAGTAAGCTAGCGTTGATGTATAATCGGTTATAAACTTCTTAATAATTTGTACTGTGTCGTGCTTGGACATTACAAATTATTTAGTTCCTTTTTTTAATTACTCAACATATCGAGTGCATTAGCTGCTCCCCCTAAATCACCGTCATCATCATTTAACGTTTCATCCTCGCTAATAGTAAGAGTATTAAAATCAATTCGCATTTGATTACTGCCAAAATTCGGTCCAAAACGATTTTTCATCATATGTAAATTGATTATACTGAGCTCCTTATCTTCATCGCTCTGTGTAATGCCCACGATTACATCAGATGTCGCAGCTAGACCAATACTTTCCCCAATACTATCTAGTTTCGGTGCTTCTACATCGTAACCTGTACGATTAAGCTGAGTAGCACTGATAATAGGACATTCAAACTTATATGTTAGGGCTCTGATTTCTTCAGCGGCTGTCTTAATACGCTCATAAAGATTTGAATTCATCGAACCTCGGATGAGATTAATATAGTCTAGAACAATAGCGTCGATATGTATACCTTGCATTTGAACTGTTTTAATATAACTCGCAACTTGTTGTGCGCTAATAGTATTCGGCGGAAACTCTTTAATTAAGATTCTACCATTTGATGGTGTTTCACCGATCTCATTAATAGTATGCTTAAGAGTAACAGCTTCGTCTTTTAAGTTCGCTATTGGTATTCTAGTTATATCAGACGCAACGCGGCACCCGTACATTATCTCACTCATTTCTAGAGAGATAATAACGACGTTTTTACCTTGCCGGCACATATTAGCAGCAATATTACCTAGGAAGATACTTTTACCGACGTTTGTTTGACCAGCAAAAACGTAAAACGCTCTACCATTTGCTCGAAATCCGCCGTCAAGCTTTTCATCTAGCCATGGCCATAGAGATGGTATTACTGGTTGATCTGTTGTAATATCATCAACTAAAGTATCGATATCTTTAAACAGATCTAACCCGATATCATCTTTAAGATTAATACGGCAGCTCTTTTCAAATCTTTCTAGAATATAACTCGTATCAACTTTACCTGATGTAATATCCTCTGCTACATCCATCATAGTATGGTAGATTGCGCGTTCTTTAAGATACCTCTCGGTATTTTCGAGGAGTTCTTCCTTATTAAGTTTTTTGTCAATCTCGGCAAAGGTACTAGCAACAACTCTAAAAGCATCCTTCACTTCATCATTGACGAGATATGTTTTAAGTTCAGTTACTGTAGGCGGAGTACCGCGCTTATTATAAAAGTCCTTAATGATAGTGAAAATAGTCTTAATGCTTTTATTAGCTATAAGAGCAGGGTCAATATGACCTATAATATCTGCCAGGTATTTTTCATCTGTCAAGCTTTTATATACAATAACTTTCTCGAAATAATCTAAATCTATTTTTTCCATTTATTAATAAAGTAATGTTGACCGTCATAAAACTCTTTATCGGGATTCGTTAACCCTGGACTAGAATGTATAACGGGTATATCAACTACGCCTATTTTAACATTGTTCCTATTACATTCAAGTGAGAAATCTAAATCGTAATAGTGCCATTTACATGGGTACATCTCATCGAATTTTACTTCTCCAGGTAACTGCTTTATATTAATACCAATGAATACCCCGTCAATAATTAAACATCTGCTAGGGATAGGTCCGAAAGAAGTATACATATACGACTCTTCATTCCCGTGTGCTACACAACCTCTCTGATCCTTTCTCTCTGACATAAGATGCCATAAAGCAGGGTCGCCAATTTTACAGGAAGTAGCCCCAGCTAGCCCAAATACTGTATATCGGTTCGCGCTATCCTGCAGACGCGACCGCAAGTCTCTTGTATTAATAAAAACATCATCATGTATAAAGACAGCAATATCAATATCATTCTGCTTAGCATCTTCTAAGAAATTATTATAGCATTTTTGCAAACTCCTAGTATTATTCTCTTCG